TTGCACCTTATATAAGGTGCTTTCGGTTCTTTGGCTGTACCTTTGGGTGAACCAACCCTTGACTAGTATCCCGGTCAGCAGGGTAGCCTATTGCAGCAAGGACCGGGTCGGCGTGAGGTATATGACCGCGTTTAAGGAATTCGTAATAGCGATATCGATCGTTATTCTCATTCCACGCCGTATTTCCCTTCTCGGATTCAAACATTGTATGAATCTCGCAAGAAGGTTCAGCCTCAGTTGCTCCCTTATCATACGACCCGTACACTCGATGAATGATAGGGTATAAAGACCAAAGGTCATCGTACGGGGATCCAGGCAACGATTCAGTAATTTTCGGACAGAGCTCGCGGATGGCGCAAGTCAAAACGTCATTCACGTGCGGCATGTTCCAAAACTTATGCTGAAGAGCGACTAGACTAGGAAGCCCGTCTTCTTTTGTTATCGCCTTTCTAGGCCAATAAGAACTAGAGACGATCTTCCCTTTATAACAGTCGTAGCCGCAGGACTCACGGAAATGACTAGAATCATGAAAAGATTTCTTCTCATTGATCGTGAACCCGCATGCCTCTAGTACTCCACAAAGCGTCTCGTACCACTCGTTAGGGCAGATGATATCATCGCCGTAAACTCCACATGTAGCCGGACTAGTATCCGCATGCATGAAGGATGCGGTGACTTCTAGTGCGGCGGAGAACACAAGTGTCTCCAGTGGAAATGTGATGCGATTCCCCATCGTGGAGATCATGGTGTACAGGGGTGTAACCCTAACCCAACCGAATGACGGATCTCTCCGCAGTTGCGGTTCACCAAACGCATCGCGCCTTGGTGTCATACTCCTACTTGTGTACTGTAGGACGTCCTTAAGGACATGAGGGGGGAGTACCTGCTCCATGAGTAGCAAAGAGAGTGAGTCGGAAGCAGCCGACAAGTCTACGGTGCAGAGTCCATTGTCTATGGACGCTAACCGTGCAAGATCTTGATTGTGGGACTGATCGTGGATGTTTGCATACTGCGGGAGGCAACGCTCTATAGCCTTGCCGACACAACCCGCACGTACAGACATCCATTGCGGTTCCATGGCGATGTACCTAACCTTTTCTATAGTTTTTGGTACACATGTCATCCGGTTCTCATTCACAAATGCCTTTGCCCCCTGAGCTATATTGCTAACAGGGGTTCCAAGGCCGATCCCGAGTAGATCAGGATAATACTGTTCTACACTAAGAAGTTTCTCAACGACCGTTGAATCCTTCTCATAGTCGGACCCGTTCGTTAGAGACCATTCTTCCCAGTCGACACGGTAGCTTTTAAGCATATCTGACAACTGGTCACGCATAGCACTAACTATAACGCCGTGCTGTGTTGGATCGTAACGACCTACACGCTCGTTCGTCTCCCAGAATGGTTGCAAATCACCTGGTAATTCAGAAGGAGTATACCTCTTTCCAAACCTACAGACTTCCAACACCTTGCGAAGGTGTTCGGGGTCTTTAGCTGTGTACAGATCGTACACTCTCAAGAACGGGCTCATAGGCCGCTCGCCCCCGTATAGGGCATAATCAGCGACCATAAGGGCGAGATTGACGCTTTCCGCTAATTTATTTCGTTGAATGTGGAATAGTAAGTCAGTCAAAGGGTAAGAGAAAAAGGTGTCTTTTATCAAGGCACACCATACATCTTTAAACAGCTTTTCTTGATAGCTGTCTGGATGCTCTCTCTTAACCCTCTTCTTAGGTTCCACTTTTCCAGCCTTAGCTGGAGAGGCTACAGACTGCTGGGCAGCTCTGCTAACGGTGGCGCCTTTCCCATTTGGTACCCTAGGGGAAGACGTTCTCGTCTTCTTCTCTTCATCTGCCTGCCGCGAGGACACTCGGGGCGCAGACGCCCTCCGGTTCTTCTTTGCTCGTGCATTCGTTTTCGAATCCACTCTGCCTGGGGTTGACTTACTACCCTTTACCGGTTTTTGGGTTGCTTTTGTTTTTTGCATTTGCTTAGAACTCATTTGAGATTCTCCTTTCAGTGTAAAAAATTATCTAGGTTTTATACAAAACCTCATCATGTCCGCAAGGCGGTTGGAACCGTCAGCCTTAAATAAGGCCCCTAACGCGCGCCCTAATACTTGCATCAAATCAGATTCAGTGATGGAAGCAGTGCGGGCATGCTTAAAAGTAATGCAGACAGACACAGGAAGATCGTGTACAACAGTATCATCTTCCCTCTGTACCCGAAGCAGTTCTTCCACTTTAACGCCGTATTGAATACCGCCGATACTAGGCGAGGGAAAATTACTTTTCATCTCCTCGCTAAGTGGAACCTTCGTGAGCTTACCACATTGGTAAGTGATGATCTCGGGTGTGTCAACACCTGCTGTAGTGTTTGACATCTTATACATGTTCGGTTCGTCTTTTAACTGTGCATAGTCAGCAGGTTCGATGTTATAAACCGTAACATTAGAATCGTTGGCCTCCACGTTTGTGAAGGTGAACCCTGTTTTTAGTGACATAGGCCACTCCTTTCTGCGCTACTTCAGCGCGATTACGTCCATGGCGCGTTTCGTCCATGTCGTCATGCTAGCACCATCGGGGGACACCCAGGTCCAATCATAATTGGGCGAAAATGGGAAACGCCTGTATACTTTGTACTGGCATCCCTCGTACTCAGTAGTGCCTTTTATAGATGCTAGGCTCTCGACCGTATATGGCATCGTGGCAGCCCATCGTTGATTAGCGATGCGCTCCAGGTTATCGCCTACTGGTAAAAACCAGTCGACAATAAACGAAAAAGGGACAAGGTCCCATAAGTTATACAGAGAAGGGTCAAGCCCTATTCTCTGAAAGGATGAGTAAAAAGAAAGAATTTTCTCTAACATCTCATTCTCGTACGGTGAGTACCTGATCTTCAATCGACATGCCGCGTTTGATACAGTGCATCCAGTACGGATGATCCCGGTGTCACGCGATATCTGTTCGATTGCGCGCTCGGCTTCTCGAAGGTCCAATTTCGTCGTAGTATATTGGTATCGGTACGATAGCCATATCTGCGATAAGCGCTCCTTCGTGGTTAGAGTCTTAAACTGTCCTAGCGCCTGAGTAGCACTAGCTCTAAGGTTTAAGAGGGATTTTGCAGCCTTGGCTACGCTCGCTAAATTCTGAAAATTATTAGTGTTTAGCTTGAGCTGCGCGAGGGCTTCGAAGTAGGCATCATCCAGAGCAGTGTCCCAAGGATTCTCCTTGTAGAACTTGTCTGCTATTTTGTATGCTGTCTTCTTATCTAACCGCTCTCCAATCAAGAACCCATCACCTTCATAAGATGTGATGTTCTTGATAACTTCGGAAGACTGATGTCGAAAATCATGGTCTTCCAGCCAGTCCATTACGGATCGGGCGGAGAGGAAGTCAAGAGGAGGGATAGATCTGTCCCCCCAGTCCTTCACGTAGTTTTCAAAACGGCTACCCGTTAGAACTTTTACGTGAAGGTCGCCATTAGAGCGGGAATTCCAGGCAAAATAATTGCCTACACCGGCACCCACGTAATCCTCATACCGTGGATTAGATGGGGTGTCCCAGTACGTATATTCATACGTAAAGCGCTCTTTCCCATCTGAAAAGATGGATTGGATCGGTGCAACATGAAAACATGCGTTCTCATACCGATCGACCGGGGATGTTTCGATATATCCGACCGGCTTGGGTAATGGTGATTCTGGCGTAGGAATACACATCTTGTACCCTACTTTACCATAGCTCCACTTAATAGTAGAATGTCTTATCTTCATAAGATTATCTCCTTCCTGGGCACCGCCCAG